ATGCAAATACCATTAGCGAACCAACGGACGTATGCTTTTGAACGCTACTATTACGAATTCATCGAACGAATGGGCCCAGCGCACTTATTGTACGATCAATTTGTTCGGACGATGGAGAACTTCGGCAAACCCTATTTTACCGTGCCATCAAGCTATAGTGGTTACCCAGAAGAATTAGCTTATGTATTTAAGAAAGACGGAGAAAACTATCTATTTGACCACGTTAGAACGCAAGACAAGATTCTCCGTAAATACGATCCAAACACAAAGTATAAGCCCGGTGGAAATTAGAGCAACAAAAAAAGCCCCCTACTCTAATTGAGTAAGGAGCATTCCAAATATGTCATGAAGTGAATATTATAATATGCTGAAAAACATAAAAATTTTTTAGAAGATATTCTGAACAATAATATCTATTAAATAAAAATAATGATAAAATAAACAAGAAGAGTATTAGGCGCACTTCCCCAAGTTTTCACCGCCTAACTACTCTTCATAAAGTATTGCACGCACTAACTAATCTATAGCATAAACTAAATTACTGCAAGTAAAACGAATATTAAATATGTACAAGCCCGCAGAAGCGGGCTATTTGTTTACCATGGAAGCTTATTGTTGTTCAATGCTCGTTGTAATGCTTTGACCATGTTAGAAGTCGGGCTGATAACTCCATCAACTGTTGTCTTCAAGGCTCTTTGCATAGCTTTAATCATTTCTGTTCCGCACAACCCATCGATCGCACCTTTGTATAAACCTTTTGCTTTCAACCGTTTCTGCCATGTACGAATCAACGTTGATCCTTTTAGCGTATTATCGAATTGCGCCGCATAAAGGTTCTTGTTGCACGCCTGCCGATATTGGTGGCTGATTTCGTCATCTGGTGTGATCCCCTCATATTGCATTGCTTTATTGGCAGTGCTTGGACCAAACATGCCGTCTTCTTGGATTTTGTTGGTACTTGGTTTTGCAGTTGGTGTACTTAGTTTAGCTGCTGAATTAGAACCGCTAGTCTTGCCAAACACCGCATCTTTGAACCGTTCTAGCTCACTTGGTTTTGCTACCCATGGAGCAGGGCAGTTCTTGCCAGTAACATCAAAATGTCGCCAAATCTTATTTCGAGTGATATTTGGATATTTTGCAATCAATTCTTTGACAGCTTTAACAGTGTTCTGGAATGTTTTTTCAGTGATATTTCCATTTCTATCCAAGCACATCTCCACGCCGATAGCACCATAATTAGCATTGCCAATTTGTGAATACAAAGGTTTGTAGATAGATCCATCTGAATTGTATCTAACCGTATCGTTTGCATGGTAAGCGACCTCATCTAATGGAATGATACAAATAGCTTCATTGTCATCTACAAACAAGTGAGCGGAAGCATAAGCGCCATTCAGATTATTGAAGTAGTCTTTGTGATTGCGAGCGGTACCTCCGTTGTTAGCTGTGTAATGCATGATAATCCCTTTGATACCATAGTTCTTGATTCCTGGACGAGAAAACTTATTGATTCTGATATATTCGTATTTGATGAAACTCATTTATATCATCCTTTCTGAAATAGAAGAGCAGCCGCTAGGCTACTCCTTCTTTTCTGTGAACTCTTGACCATCGCCGTAGTCTGGAACATTTTTACTATCCAGAGCTTGGGTTTCAGATTGACCATCACCATAATCGATTTTGATTTCTGTTACTTTAGGTTTTGGATTTTCAGTACTATCTTGTAATTTAGTTAGTCTTTCTTTTACCCAGTTTGGAATTGGAATCCCCAGTTGTCCAAGATTTTCAATAATTGAGATTCCATAAACAGCGATATAGAAAAAGACGAATGCAGTTGCAAACGTCTCGAGATTCATAATCTTTAGGTACGGATAAGCAATGATCACTAAGCACACAACTAGCATATGCTTAACAATGCCAAGTAATCCTTTTGTACTATTAGCGTCTTTGATAAATACCCCTTTGCAAAGTCCTGTCACGATATCTCCTACCACTACCCACAAGAACAGCTGCACATAACCATTTGTCAACAACCCTCGAAATTCATTTAGTAACACTCCATTATCAATAATCACCATATTTACCACCTTTTCTATTAATTAAGCAAAATTAGAATTCCAACAAATTAACAAGAGCAACCTATTCTGGCTGCTCTTGTTCTATCATTTGTAACATTTTTGTTTTGACTGCTTCATTTACGAAGCTGAGATCTAAATCCTCTTTCGCTAACGTCACTTCTGACTGAAAAGACATGCCTTTCTTCTTGCTCGACACTGAAACCGAATAACCAGAAACATTGCCCGCATTGTCATAAATAAACGAGATTGATGAAATAACCATCTGTTCCCCTCCTTTCTAGATATATACCTCACCTACCGCAGTGATCCGACTGTTTCCGCTGTTATTCGATAGCTTATACAAACGCCCGTTTTCAACTTGGAATTTTTCAGTCGCACTCCCTTCAATCCAGACTGGAACGGTAAACATTTGTGGAAACCCTTCTCTTACCTTGTCTGGAAGAATGGCAACAGCGTTGCTGGTACTTGCTCCATTGGCTGAACCATTCCAAACAAATTGATCAAATCGAATTAGAATCCTGTTCATGTAACGTTTTAAATAGATATCACCAGCAGTCCCTTTTAATCTGGTCACTTTAAGCCATCCAGTATCATAGAGCATTTCAGCAGACAAAGATCCAGCAAACCCTGCCTCTCGATTGTTCAATTGAATCAAATCAAAAGTCATGGAAGCTGATGCGATAAGTTTTGTTTGGTCTCCAATTGAATTTCCTTCATATCTGGACATATGGATAAATTGATCACTGATCACTTGTTCGTATGATTGAATGATTACACCAGATGAATTACGAATGACTCCAGCATTTCTGGTTTCTGCATCTTTGATGGTTAGTTCACCAATTTTTATTGTTCCATCATCGTATCTCCGTGTGTAGGGATTTGAAAACTCTGAACCAACAATCAGCGCACCTTCCACACGTTTAAACACGCCATTTTCAATTTGCACATTACTTGCAATCAAGTTATCAATTGAAATCCCCCAATGTATCCATTTTGTGCCGTCCCATTTGTACACTGTACTTGTTGTGTCATTCGGATCTTGCCACAAGTCTTCTTTTGTTGGATTAGTTGGCGGTGTGGCAGAAATGATAATTGCATCTTTACCCTGTTGAGCAACAAGATAGAAATAAGCACTGTAGGTATTGTCCGTATATTTGAATCTGGTACGTGTCCACATATACCAGCCCGCTTTAGGTGTGGGTCTTGTCCCTGACCATCCAGACGTTGGCGGAGTTGTTCCATCTTGAGAAATGGAATAGCTTATTTCTTCGGCGGCAACCCCTTTACCGGAATCACCTTTCAATGGTTCCGTTTGTTTTACGCCCTCATCATCCTCAATCGTAAGCGAGCTGTCATCGTTAATTGTAATGATGGGACTTTTTCCTGGTTCTCCTTTCTTACCATCATCAATATTGGTAACTGTCACCTCAGCGCCACCACGCACATTCCCCGAATCGTCTGCTACTTCAAAACGAAAGACTGCTTTTTCTTCGATATCTGCAGCATTGATCGTCACTGTCTTGGTGTTTGAAAACAAGGTGCCATCTTTATACCATTTCAGACTAAAGGTATCTGTTACATCCTTGATACCATCTCTAACACGAGCAGTTAATGTGGTACTGCCGAATCCATTTTTGAAAGTAACTCCATCACTAGTAATTATTTCATACGCAAAGACTTTATTTGCTTCCATCAATGCTTGAACACGAGCAAGTAATGAGGAATCTATTTCTGAGGTTTTTTCAACAAAGTTGGAAAAGGTTGTTTTGTCACTTGAAAAATCCCCTAACACCAAAGACTCAGTTTGTTCGTAGACCCTCGCCTCAAGATAAAGCGGTGGACTATAGTAAACTGAATCTTCCAGTGAGAAGGTATCCCCCGGATCACTATCAAAATGCCCCTCTGTTTCATAATCAACATACACGCTGCTATTTTTTTTAAGCTCTGAGAGCAGATAGCCTTTTAACGCTTCTACAGTGGTATATTCCGTCTCGCCTTTTTTCTCGACTAGATAGCCATCATTGCCCGGATTATTTTTTGATGGAAAAGCATCCCTTGCTTGGGGAGCCCAAATGACATCTTGGCCTTTTTTGCTAAAGTAAAGCACATTTCCGTTTGCATCAAGTTCTTCAAATTCTATATCATTGATACTAATTCCATCTTTACCGGTTCCTCGAATAGCGGAATAGAAATTTTCAAGGGACGCACTACGATTGATCACTTTTAAATCCTTACCAACTCTAAGAGTAGTAGCAGTTTTATCTTGGCCAATCCCTTGATTACTCTCGTCATGCTTTTTGTAAATATTAATGATTTGTTGCTTCAAAGAATAATCGTCATTCAGGATAGTTTCAAATGAAATCTCTGCATCAAATTTATTTGCTAACGAATAGAGACGACCGAGTTTCGATTGGTCCCCATCCCAATCAAGCTTGAGTTTCTTGTCTGCAATCTCATTGATACCGATCGTTAATGTTTGTTCAAAATCAATACTCTTCAGATATTCCACAAAAGCCATAGCAGTATTTGCAGCATAAAAGCCAACTTTTTCTTTGTTCAGCTCAAGCGATAAAGAAAAAGCCATCAACTCTCGCTGATGACTAACATCTTTTGCTGTAATAATATTAAGCCAATAGTCTTTTCCTTTGTAGATAAAAGCTAATTTTGACCCTTCTCGAATGGCGTTGGCTCGATCGTGTTTTTTATTAAACCGCATTTGCAAGACAGTCGAGTCCCCTTCATAGAAACGGGTTAGATCCGCCTGGTCGAAGTGAATCGCATTAGGTGCGGAATTATCCATAAACGCCAAGGTTTGAGAATCCTGCGCATCTCGAACAGCAATCCGTACATTTTCAGTTGTCACAAGTATTCCCTCCTTAATTCTGCAGTTGCGGTTTCGACTTCCGCAAAATCGGATAATAATAATTGAACAGTCGTGAGTCCCGGAGGAACCTTAAACCAAGTCGAACCTCTGATTTCATCGTCTGGTCTCGGCATTTCATTCAAGTACAGTAATGTATCTGATCCACTGATGAATATTTCTGAATTATTGGGAAATCGATTCGGATCATCACGCCATGTCTCAACATTTAACTTAGTAAAGGCTAAATTGTTAATATACATATGTGTGACCTTTTGCATTGATGTGTTCCTTCCTTTGAACTGACCTACAAAGAATTGAACTTTACTTGCTTTGACATTTTCTATGGCTGAATCAGTATAGTAGTAATATGATCCTCGCCAGAAAAAGCGAACACGATTTCCTTCTTTTCGAATATCGAAAGGATTTCTCCGAGCATTTTTTGATTCTGATCCATACGGATTATCCTTCTCCCAATAAGAAGCAGTAAAATCAAACGTTTTTACAATCTTACCATTCAGCCAAAAATAGCACTGTGCCTTGTTTCCAGTGGTATCCCCTTTTCTCAAAATGTAAGCAGCAATCGGTTTGTTTTGTTCATCGACAATCGCAAGTGTCCACATACCTGTCTGGCCCATTCTTCCGGTTTCAAACCACGCTTGCGCCCACAAATACCAGTTTCTTGCGGACTCACTTAATGGAATCTCTTTGATTGCTCCAAAGAAGTTACTGTTGGCCGTATTTGAAAAACTAGCTGGTAGTATGCCTAAACCATATGTGGCATTTGCACTCATTGTTGTTACAGACTTTTTATTCTGATCTTGATAGAAAGTCGTCCCACTAGTCCAATTGTCAAAATTACCATTTATATTATTGGTCAATTGTTTACTTTTATCACTTTCAACCATCGTCCCATCTGCTTCATTCACTAAACCGAATTGCATTGCGCCGTATTCTGAAACCAAACCGATAAAGCCGCTCTCTTTTTTTAATTTGATACGATAGTCAACAGGCACAGGTACTGTCCCTGAATTATTAATTTCAAATTCGAGAACATTTTCTGAATTTAATTTAGTCGAAAATGTTTCAATTACTGTGGAAAAGGAGCGGTTCTTGCTCAGCTTAAATTCTATCTCAACATCAATCGTATCTCTTGAATTCATACTGCGAACAAATGATGTGCTATCTTCCACACTCATTAACCAATATCTATTCTCAAAGATAGAGATGGTCAATTTGTTTTCTTTTTTACCGTACAATGCTAAAGCTAATTCATCTCTGGATTGTACAAAATCATCAGACTCCATTTGAAACTTCAGCGATAGCTTTTTATCGTTTTCCGATTCTTCCAATTCGGTATCTGATAGAGGAAGAATAGAGAAATCCGGCGACTCTATTAAGTCCATATTTTTTGTGAGTTCATACGAACCAAACTTTATAAGCACATCTGACTTCATCTAGCTTCCCCCCTAACTGTTTTGATCACCATTTCTCTTAGATTTTGTTGCTCATTTGCAACTGTACCCATTATTTTTTTATCTACTACAAGTTGAAGATTTTTAAGGCTGTTATCAAAATTCTTCATAATTTTAATTAATTGATCCAATCGATCCGTATAGTCTTGCGTATTAACAATCGTAGTTGATGTTGGCTCTACAGATGGACTCATACTTCTCAAGTTCCGAACCAATGAGGAATCTTCCGGAATACCTACACCGTCAGCATACTTCGGAATGCCTAAGCGCCGCATGATCGATTTGGTGATACTAGCTCGAGCAACCTTCGTTCCTGCAGGAGCATTGGGAATGTAAACATTTCGACCTTGAGGTATAAATGGAGCCTGACCAGGGAACTGGACCAACTCTTTGTATAATGGTCCTGATTGATCATTTACGATCATATCTCCGCCCGGGTGGTAATTTGTCCCTTTGGCATTTGGAATAGCTGTCTGTCCTGTTCTTCTCCCACGATACTCAACATCGATTACCACATTTTTGCTATAAACTTGAGCAATTTCATTTTTTGCTTGCGTAACCTGTGAGTAGTCAGCCGTCGCATTCAGATGTTTAGCCCCAACCGAAGTTTCGTTGTAAAGATTCAATTTACTTCTAGCTGTATCGAAATTATTTACCGCATTTGTATTATTACCTAGTAAAGTTTTTAATGCAGGCGGGAGCTTATTATACTCATCCAGTGCAGCTTTTGTTTGCTCCACCGTCAGTTTTGCTGGATCGTCTGCAATTAATGTTTTTAATTGTGGAGATAAACCATTCCATTGCTCTAATTGGCCATTAGACTCCATCAACTTATAGACAGCATCAGCATTGGTTACTCCTAGCAATTTCCTATCTGCGTTGTACTGATTCCACATGCCTAGTTTTTCAATTGTATCGTAAAGCTGCAGTTTAGCTTCATCGCCATCCACTAAAAGTTGTTGTTCCGTCAAATAAAGTTCATTCCATTTTCCAGATTCACCCATTGCGATTGCAATTTCTTCTTTAGCGTTTGTTGAAATATCTGCATTCTTAGCAATAAACCGTAATTGTTCCCAACCTTCATAGGTAGAAGACATATCCTTTAGCACGTCAGCCATGTTAGTACGTACTTCGCCAGTTTTAGGATCAAGAGCCAAGCTGTTCCACTGCATATCAGCTTCGTTTGTACCTTTTGCCAACATGTCTAGATTTTCGTTTGTTGAATTTACGCTTGCGTTTACAAGTTGAGATACTTCGTCAACTGTCCATCCGTACATTTCCCAGACGCCAGCCATATCTTGAAGACTAAAGCCTTGCTCCAGTCCTAATTTTGCATAGCCTAGGATCATAGACTCCATTGTCTGATCGTGCGTTTTTTCTAACTTGTCCATTTCAACTTTATAGGCTTGTGTATTTTCGCCCCAAATCTCAGCAATAGATTTCTTCTGCTTTTCATAAGATTCCTGCTCATCATTCATAGCGCTTTTTACGTTCTTAGCACGCTCTTGTAGCTGTTTTGTTGATAGCTTGGATAAATCATCTTGATATGCTGTTTCGATGGCCAAACGCTGATCTTTGGAGAAACCCGCTTGTTCTAGTTGTTTATCAGAAAGTTGCTTATAGTTAGCCTCTATATACTGGCGTTCTTGGTCTGATAAATCACGGTTGTTTTTGCTAGCGTTTGTTAGTATTTCATTGATTCTATCTACACGTTTCTGTGCTTGTTGGATCAGCGCCTCGTTGACCTGCTCTTCATAAGCTATTGCTTTATCAGCTTTCGCTTTAGATTCCGGATCTTTCAAATTTTCTGCAGCTGCTTTTTTACGTTCAATTTCTTTATCCATTGCCGCTTGAATTGAATCTACAATTTCTTGATTGGCCGTGATAGCTTTATCAGCAGAACCTCGTACACCGTCTGCATATTCATTTACATAGCTTACTGCTTTATCTCTTAGTTCGTAAGACTTGGAAATAACCTTGTCCTGTTCTTCGGTTACAGCAGTTCCCCACTTGGCTCCAGCTAGTTGGTGCTCGTCATAGGCTTTTTTGCCAAGATATACTGCACCAGCAATTGCACCTAGCGCCACAACTCCTATAGCGATTGGACCAGCTAAACCAGCGATAGCAGTTCCCATTCCTGCTAGTCCGCCAGCGGCCGCTCCGGCAGTTCCAGTTCCAACAGCAGTTGTTGCCGCAGTACCTACTCCTGTGATTGAAGTTGCTAAACCAGCAATTGCTTTTTTCTCAGCAGCAGACGCTACAAGTTTTACAATCCCTGTAGATAATTTGCCGACACCTTTGGTAACTGATCCGATGGTAGAGATACCCCCACCGAGCAACTTGAGTGCTGGACCAGCAGCTGCTGCCATTAGACCCCATTTGACAATATTATTTTGTGTAGCATCATCAAGTTCAGAAAATGAATTGACCATGTCTGTGGCTTTTTCAACCCATGGTGTGACTAAAGGTAAAAGTTTTTCGCCAAACGTAATAGCCAAAACATTCAATGACTCTTTAAACCGAGCTACCTTATTTGCCGGTAGATCTTTCATCGATTCTGCAATTTTCTTGGTAGCACCACTAGCGCTTTCTGTTTCGCTGGTCAAGTTCCGTAGTGCATCACCGCCTTGGTTTACTAAGACGTTCATAGCGGATTGAGATTCTGTGCCGAATGCTAAGGCGATCGCTGACGTCCGTTGAGCGTCTGTCCATCCCTGAGTATTTGTTTTAATCTTATCCAGGATATCCGGTAGAGTAAGCGTACCTTCTTTAAAGGCATCTACAGAAATTCCTAATTGTTCAAATCCAGCAATGTTCTGATCAGAAGGTTTTAGCAAGCGTGTTAAAGCGCCACGTAACGCTGTACCGGCTTTCTCGCCACCAATACCAGCATCGCTTAAAAGTCCGATAGCTGCCGCAGTTTCTTCAACAGACATATTTAAAGAATTGGCAACCGGTCCAACATAACTCATTGCTAATCCCAAGTCAGTAAAACCAGCTGAGGTAGCATTTGCTACGTAGGTTAAACTGTCTGTAACTCGAGTTGCATTTTGGACGGTCGTTTCATAATCTTTGCCTTTAAGGTTAAATTGACTGATAACCTCTGTAGATACATTCATTACATCATTAAAAGCATCCCCAGAAGCTTTAGTTGCATCTAATATGGCAGGCATTACACCCATAGTTTGGTTGGCATCATAGCCTTTCCTTACAACCTCAGCCAATCCTTGGTTGATCTCTGTAGTACTTACTCCGTAATCTTTCGCCCATTGTTTTGAGCTTTCGCCCATTTGCTCAAGTTGCTGTTTATATTCAGTCGTTATAGCTTGACCATTTGTAAGTAATGGGCCAATTTCTCCGATTTGAGTTGTGAAATCACTTGCGGCTTTCGTTGCAACTGTAAAACCTGCTGCTACTGGCAATGTGATTGCTTTAGTTAATGTCGAACCGACTTTTGAAACAGAGTCACCAAACTTTTGAATTTTTTCACCTTGTTTGATATAGGCATCGCCATGCTGTTTTAGCCAACCGGTCACACCTTGAGTTTCAACTTGTAGCCTAGCCATCTGACCTGCTGTATTTTGCAGTTGAAGTTTATAGTTCGCCAATTTACCGTTAGCATCTTGTAACTGACTAGCTAGCCGCTTCGTGGAATCCGTTGCTTTTCCGTCAACGAATGAGCCGTCATAAGCTTTCTTGAGGGCGGTCACTTGGTTTTCTTGTGCTTTGATAATCTGTGTCAAACCATCGTATCGAGTACCTAATTTACCAAGTTTGTTTCCTGCCATATCGGCAATTTTCATATTAGCTTGCATTTCTTTTGCTAGGTATTGTACTTGCTTTTTAGAATTAGCAACGCCTTTCCCAAAATCAGCATCATCCAAACCTAGCTTTATGACCATATTTCCTAATGGAGTTGCACCAGCCAAATCATCCGCCCCCTTTCCCTTTGACTAAATCAGACAATGGCTTAATTTCTTTTTGTTTCCTATTCTTCTTTCCTTTTGGCGTTTGTTTAAACATAATTTCATAAAGGTACAGCGTATCTGTATTCAGTACGTCATTGATAGTCCAACTGGGATAAATCTTCAATATAGATCTCACAACATCTAGCTGTAACTCATGATGATCGGACGGACTTATTTTCCGCCCTTTTTTCCTTTTGGGTCTTTCTTATCTGTTGAATCCGGTTCATCCACTGCCTTCTCGTAACCTAAGACTCGATACATAATAATTTCCATGATCAAATCTTTGTCCCATGTATCAATCCCATCTAAAAGGACAGTTCCGGTTAAATCTTTATCATCAAACAACCCTGCAACGAACTCAGCCCGGAATTCAGTAAGCTCCCTAGCTGAAGGAGCAATGTCATTTCCTTCGTCATCCTTCTTAAAAAGTTTTGCTTCGCCATCCGTGTAATCCAAAGCTTTTGAATAAGGTACATGGCTTTGTGTGAAGGTCTTTCTTGTTCCATTGATCATTAGATCCAATCTGATTTCTTTTCCAATTTCTGACATGTATAATTCCTCCTATTAATCAAAAATAAAAAGGCTAGTCCGAAGACTAACCTTCCCCTTCATTATTCACCGCCACCAATTGGAGGAGTAACAGGCTCACCAAGTACAGCAGTTTTTAGTTGAGCGACTGCAGCCGTCCCAAATGCACGTAAGACTTTAACAGTTTTATCATTTTCACCAATTGTAATTTTTCGAGAGATTGCGTTGTAAACATACTCGCCCGCTTCAGGCGTAAAATCTTCATCGTTTTTCGTAGCCAATGAAAAACCATCACGGTTGAAAGATCCTGCAACCATTGCGAAAGCTACTGGTTCACCATATAAATCTTCCGCTTCAGCGACTGCAGCCATATAAGGAGGATCCGTTTCATCACCGAAACCGTCAATACCTTCCGCCATTTTGATCAATCCTAAGATTTCTTGTTCAACTTCTACAGGTACATCCAGTAAACCAAAGTTTGCAGCTACTGATCCGGTACCTTTTTTGGACAAGTAATACTCAACGTTACCGGCAAATACTTTCACCGCTTCTTTGGATAGCCCTGTTAAGTCGAAGGCAGTTGGTCCACCTTCTTTTTGTTTACCTTCTAAAATGTGAATTTCCGCTGTTGTATCTGGTTCTAAAGCTGTAGTAAGTTTTCGAACCGATAATTTATCAAAGCCATAAGTTTCCATTTATAAATTCCTCCTAATAAAATAGACACCGATTAATAATCAGTGTCATGAATTTGTGTGTTTTTTCTATACCGCCTTGCATCAACAAAGCGTTTTGTTTCAGGGAAATATTCGTCAAGCCCACCGTTTAGCTGAGCGTATCCAAAATCCCACATCGCAGCTTTCACTGCTTTAGCAATTTCTTTCGTCAAAATCCTTGATTGAGTTTCAACGTTAATTTGATAACTGAACGTTTGAGACATCTCTTTGTTGGCAGCATAATAAGCACTAGTCGGCGGTCCAAGTGGTGTATCGATGATAATAAAAGGTTTGGTCGAATCGAAGCTTTCAGGTACTGCATAGAATTTGATGTTCTTTGCAGTCACCTCTTTTGCAATCGTAGGATCAGCAGATAAAACATTGTAGACTTCCATCATCATATCTTTCATCGTGCTAACTCCTCCAATTCTGACCGCATCTCCTCAAATGCAGATCCTTCTGTTTTATCAACCACACCTTGTAATTTTCCCATCCCTCTAGGACTAATGTACCTACCAAACCGAGTATAGCCAAACTCACTCAAATGTACTAAGCGCCATCTTGAACCTTGACCCCAACCAACTTCGATCGTTTTAGGCGGTCCTTTTTTCACTCCAGAAGCAATTACAGTGTCATGCGTTTCACCTGTATCCATGTAACTGGATACCGCCTCTTGCACATCTTGTTGCAGTTTTTGCCCATAGTTCTTAAGCGACTTATTTACGATTCGGTTGGTTCTTGTCGGACCAAGCTTAGCTTCGAGATTCTTTAGTATCTCATCCACGCCTTTAACTGAAACGCTCATGAAGTCACCCCCAAGATGATTTTAAGAAAATCGTTATTCTCAATATCTGGCGCGAAATCTACAATATCCCATACATCATCTTTGTAACGAAAATCATCCAAGACTACTTTATGCGCATTGTTTGGCAAATAATCTGTGAATGGATCTCGAATCTTGATTGTGACAGCTTTTTTTGTTCCTTTGCCGCTAAGAATATCTCTATCCTTAGAAGAAGGATTGTAGACTAAGCAGGTACAGTAATACAATTTCTTGTTTTCCTGTCCACCTGGTTCAGGCCCATCGTTTGGTTTTACTTCAAAAAAAGTAACCGGCGTATTTAAATCACCGGCTACAATTTCAGGTCTTTCATATTTTGTTTTAATCGGCAACTTGATCACCTACCAAGTCAATTGAAGCATCCATGATCATCACTTGGAAATTGTCATAAAAGTATTCGAGTGCCTCGTTTCTTAAATAACGAGTACGCTCGAATACTAATTCTTTGCCTTTTTTATATGCGGCAGGGTCGAAAGTTCCAATCAACGATTGGATGTCTTCAAACGAATTTTCCAGTTGTTCTCCGATTTCTCCATCCTCTGAGGAGTGAAAAATGCGAAAACGTGCTTTATATTCATCAATATAAATTTGGTTGTTCATTCGTCACCCCTCCAAAAGTTCAATTAAATCAGCTTTCAAAGCATTGCTTGGATATGCAATTCCACGCTCGTCTAACAACGCTTTTAGTTCTGGAACCGTAAGGCTAGAATAGTCTACAGTCGCCATACGAGCGTTAGGCGTTATTACTCCCCCGAGCCACCGTCAACAGATTCAGCTGGTACTTCCAATTCCCAAACTGCAGCAACTTTATCATCTTTTGCTTTTCCGTAAACAAAGGTTTTGGCTGCATATAGATCTAAGTCTTCCAAAGCTAGCGTTTGATCAAACTTTTTAATCGATACTCCTCCAGCGGCATACGCATCATAACGTTCGCCTACAAATGATACAGCTTTTTTGGCTACCTGAGCAACAGATTCGATAATGCTTAAGTTGTAAGGTAAGGCAGTTACATATACACCATTTGCATTTAAGAATGTATATTGCGCTTTAACTCCCCATGCATCGATTGGATTTACTACTAAAGCTACTTTGCCACCAACAGCAACTGGTTTTCCATTTTCTTTAGTAGAATGATATTTAAAAATTTCAGTAAGTTCTTTAACAGTAGTTTTTGAATCCGCAAAAGTTAATTTCCCACTTGAAGTTTTCTCCGGATAGATCCCACCGGTAATTGCCACATCTTTTTGAACTTGACGATTTAGCCCGACAGGTTGGTCTTTACCAGTGCCAGACAAGAACGCCAATTCCATTGCTACTGCAAAGGCTTCTTGAATCTGCAACCGAACAAATGATTCTACCCACGCTGGACCAAAATTTGTCAAATCTTTAGGAACAACAACGAAAGCCGTTAATTTGTTTTGAATTGCTTCTTCATCACTGAATGAAGCATCTAATTGGCCTTTAATTTCATCAAAGACTTTACCCCAAACCGCAACTCCACTTGTTTCTGATTTTAAGAATTTGAGACGCAGACCAGCGTTTTTCAGTCCGATTGCTGAAAGTAATGGATGTTCTGTAACTACATCCTCAAAAATATTGTCAATGGTTTCTTGCGGCAGTAACGTTTCTTCTTTGTATCCTACTTCTTTATTGATTTCATTGAAGAATTTACGTTGTTCAGCAGCTAACTTAGCATCCCGGGTAGTTCCTGCAGCATACGATTCCGCAGCTGTTTCACCAGCTTTTTTAGCTTCTGAAATCATTTGATCCAACATCTCACCATACAGTTCGCCAACTTTTTCAGTTGATTCATTATTTTGTACTGCTTGAATCCATGCAGTTTTTGCATTTTCAAAATCCTTTGATAATTTAATTGTCATCTCAATGACCTCCTATTTTTTATATTAAAAAAGAAACTTTGCAAATGGTGATTCATTGCTCGGTTCCTCAAAATCTGTTTCTATTACAGCATCTTTTTTCAGATTGCTAGTTACTTCGTTTACAATACGTTGAACTTGTTCATCGCTTAAGTTCATTTGGACTGTTGGTGATTGTTGATTTTTTAACTTTTTGACTTCGTTAATAAGTTTCTGTGGAATCAATCCACTACCACCATCAGCTACCAATTGTGGACGTTCTTCATTTTCAAACATAATTGAATCCGCAAATCCATTCTCTACAGCTTCTTCAGCGGTTAGCCAAGTTTCATTTTCCATCAAAGCTAGAACTTCTTCTTTGCTTTTTCCTGTTTTTGCTACATAAGCATTTGCCAATGAATGATTGGCTTTTTGTAAAATCTCGCTAGCTTTTTCCATTTCATGATAATCACCGCCAGCACCCATTGACACATTATGAATCATAATTTGCCCAACAGGACTAATTGCAACTTGATTTGCACCCATCGCAATAATACTTGCAGCACTTCCGGCCATCACAACGTTAGCCGTTACTTTGCCACTGTAAGCACGTAGAGCAGTATAGATCTCATTCCCCATGTCAACTAGACCGCCATAAGAATTGATTGTAACTTCTACATCTTCACCACTATCTGGAAGTTTAGATAAAACATCGTTTGGACAAGTCGCTTCCATTTCGAACCAATCATAAAACCATTTGTCATCACTGGATATGATTGGACCATTAATTTTAATTTTCACCGTCATTTTCATTTTCACCTCCTTTTAATACTATTTGATAGTTTTTCGTCATGATTAATTTTTGCCCTTCACCGTTTGCTAACGGATCATAGCCAAGTGTATTTCGGACTTCATCACGTAGGAATGTTCCAGAAGAAACAATCTTATCTATTTGTGTTGCATATTCCAAAATGTCTTTTGGCAAGACATTCGTAACCTCAATTCGCTTCCCTCCTGCGTACTCTTGGCGAGAAAGAATTTTAGCCATTAATTCATCTTGAAGTTTTTTTACTAATGGCGCTATACACAATTGGCGAAATGCCTTGATATTGGAATCAAGCTCAGCTTTTTCGCCATAGATGAGTGAAGTCGGAACCCCTACAGCGTTGGCTATATCATCAATCAAAGAAGATTTCATTTTATTCAATTCTTCAAGCGATTGATTGGACACCCCCTGCTTATTTGTATATTCTTCATACTCAAAACCCTTTAACTTCGGTACAATTGCAACCGAATTTGTGCGAAATGACTTATAAATTTTATTGATGAAATTTTGCAGCCTTTCACTTTTATCTGTTCCATCTTTTCCCTTTTCACTGTTCAAACTACCAGTAGCGGAAATTCCAACAGATGCTCGAATCTGATTATTTCGCATGGATATTTCTAAGATACGGCCAAAAAGTTCTGCATAATCATCAAATAAACCTTTCGTGAATTTCTCCAATTCTTCGTTGTTGTATTGTAGAAAAATTACTTCCGACATCTTGAATACTTTCTTAAAAGTGTAGTTTTTAACTGACACCATAGAGAAAGTATCCTCATATACCGCATACTCTTCACGGTAATAATCATCTGCAATCAACATCTGATTATCATCAGTAAAAATCACTAACACTTCATTTTCATCTAAAAGTCGATAGAAAAACTTTTCCCAAAAGGTTGCTGCTGATATGTCCGAATTTGGGCGCACATTCAAGATGTAATTCCATTCTCCAACATCATCTTTATTCTTGAATTTGACTTCTAAGGTTGACATAGTACGAGCTACAAAATCTAGAACAGTATTCTTTGCCATCGTTTTTAAATACGGACGTTGCGCTAAGTTATCAATAAATTCATAGTCTAACATCCAGTCAATTTCATTGTTCTTTTTAAATATATCTAAGATACCCAAATATTTTCACCACCTTTCAATTGGATTAGATATATGGATCACCTTCACTTTCCGGCAAATCGCCTACCTGATTTATTTTGGATCTGTTCAGGTGGTTTCTTCTTGTATCCCAAAGGCGTTGAAGTTACTTTAGTGAAATAAACTGTGTTGCCAGCCATTACGTTTTTCGTTTTTCGCTCTACATTAAGATATTGTGGTTTATACATAATGATCACTCACTTTCTGCGTGAAACCCATTCGATCAATATTACAATAAATAAAATGAACAGAAATATCGGTATCAGAATATACCAGTATTTAATAAAAAACTCTCTTTCGGTTAAATGGATCCAATCACTAAACATAACCTAGCTCTCGCTTTCTAGAAATTAAGGAATATACTCGAAACTACCTTCAACTACTAAAGCACGGTCCATTCCAGTAGCTTCTTTCAGCTCGGATTTAATTCTCTCTTTTTCTTCTTTCTCTATTTTTCCTAATATACATGGAATAGATAAAACCACTAAACTATGCTCTGGAATCAAAAATATTTTTGACATTTTTTTAAGCTCGCTTTCTTCCGGTTTTACTAAGGAATTGGCATCTAATTTTTCAGGAGTACAACTCTTCGGCTTTTGTTCAATAAGATTTGTTTTGAAACCGACTTTTTTCAATTTATAATCTATATTTTCAATCATAGGTCGCATCATATGCTGGACTGCTTTTGACTTAGAACCATGATCTATAAATAGGCTTATATCATCAGAAGCAACTCCTGAAGTTAGAAGTTTTTTAACTGCATAGATAGTTGAATTTCCGCACCATCTATAATTCGGATTAATCTCCATGTCCTCAGCCTGTAAATATTGTTTTTGCCAAGGATAAAGTTCAAAACCCAATGCTACTTCAATTTTTTGTATAACTCCTACATCGAAAAAATCTATTTTCATAAGTGATTCCTTCTTTCTAAAATTCAATTTCATCCAACATATCAAAGGCATCATCGTAATCGATAGTTTCGGCAATCAACTCTCTTTTGTACAAAGCTGCTAAGAAAGCATGGAAGCCATCTGTTTTTCGCCGTATTGGTTCCTTCTTCAAAAACGTTCTGTTTCCTAAACTGTCTTCTTTGATATACGTATTGTTCGTGTACCATCGCATCATAGGGTCGTCACCGAAAATAAATCGTTCATTTGCAAATCCATCTTCAATGATTGGCGCTACTTTAGCTTGAACTCCCCTTGGGTTTCTGAAGAATTCATTAGCGAATTCATTCTCATCAAGCAACGGCCGTAACAAATCCATTCTAAATCCATCAGACGCCACAATCTCAATGTTGTAATGTTTCCTTTTTTCCACAAGCCAATCCACTAAATGACGAGGGTCGATAGACGGTTCATCAAGTATGGTTACTAGACCTTTGGATTCCCAATCTTTGATAGGTGCTTTCAATTTAAATGTATCCAGAAACTGTTTCCTTGCGAAACTATGCTGAAACCAAATGTACTTGTCATCCTCCTTGAAAAGCAATCCGACTGTTGCGAAATCTCGAATGCTTGCATAGTCAAAACCAGCAACGCAAGAATGATTTTTCAAATCTGGTATAGGTTGATTAGTCGCCATTAGCTTTTCGTGAGTTGTAACATCTTTTTCCGAATCTCCTTCTGTAAAGTTCATTCGTTTAACGACAAATTCTCTTCTTCCAGATGGCTCTTCTTGAAGTTTGTCATATTCTTTTTTAACAGTTGAAAATAAGCGTCTCGAATAAGACGTATCTTCCTCAAACATCGGATTAGCTTTTGACCACATTTTTGGATTGTCCATTTCGTCAATCGTGTCTATTTTGCAGATGAAAGGAAATAGCCTGTCGTTTTTATTTTCTCCACTGAATATCTTTTGCGCCCTCTCGAGAATTTTGTCGTAAAACCCTTCACGCACATGTCCGTTCGTTCCATTATAAAAAGTTCTAGGATTCTTTATTTTACCAAGTCCGCTTCGTTGGATATCTACTAAATCAGATGATTCAAATTGGTGTATCTCGTCAAACTCCAAACAACCGTCACGTGCACTATCCATTGTTTTTGGATTATTTGTACGATAGCTAAAAATAGAATTAGTAACTCGGTTGGTTATAGCCATCTTTGTAAGATAAAATTGCGTTTCTAATCGGTTCATTTGAACCATTTCATAAACTTCTTTGAAACTAACTTTCCCTTGTTTTTCTGAGTTAGCAGTAATTGTTACATCATAATTTCTAACGCCATAAAGAGGGCTGATAAAGAATGAATCGCGCGCTGACATAAAACCGTTTTTGCCACCTCCACGAGCTATAGAGTTGAGAATTTCATCAAAAAACACCTCGTCATCTTCTTTTTGATAGCAAAAAATGAAAGGTGTTATAAACTTTTGATATTTAGCTAAAGGGAAAAAATTTTTCTCAGCATAACGAATAAACTTTTGTATCATTTCGTCATCAAAATAAATATCATCTCGAATCAAAATTTCTTTTTTCAAATAATTAATTAATTGTATTCTTTCTTTGTTGAAAGGAATGATGCCCCTTTCATATAAATCAACGTATTCATCAAAAAAATAAGGTTTCAGCAACGTCATAGTAGATCACTACCATCCAAAGCAGCATTTTGCGCTGGCTTTTGTTTTTCTTCCGGCAAGTAATCAGTAAGCTGTTTTATCACACGCTGATAAGATTGGTCGCGGGAATTGTATTGTTTAGCAACCGGTCGTTCCCGCTCGTACGGAATTTGATTTTCTGACTGAGAAAAAAGTTCATAGTCGCCTTTTTCAGAAATATCAACCCACATCTCATCAAGGAGAATTTTCAACCGCGCTGCTTGTGTAATTAAACCAGATACGACTTTCTTTTTGTCCTCGTCAATATCTTCAAACAATTTGCTTAGCCGCTTTTCTTCGGCAGCAACTAGCTTATTTCTCTTTTTTAAATCTGCCATACAATCACTTCCTTTCTGTCTGGGGTAGGGTTGCGTGAAAAAAGAGTAATACATCTGTGGAGTTGACCCCTCCCACCGGTTCCCTAGATTGGGATTTGACCCCAAAATAATTCGACCGGGGGTGTGTTAGTCCCCACTTTCATGTGTTATTATGTCTTATTTTGGGATTTGGTTTCCACGAAATCGATCGACAATGAGATGTAATCGTACGTTACCTGTTCTCTGTCTGGTACTGGATGAGTCTCGCTGTAGTCTCCACCCATTATGATCACAAGACCATCATCAACTCGTTGCTTAAATGAATTCAACTTATCAATTGTATCTTGAATCCAAGCGCTGGCATCGTGGCTGGATTCATTTATATTTTGAATTGCTGATCCTTCTTTAATAAATGTTCTTTCATCATTACTCATTGATTAAACACCCTTCCGTTATTAAGATCGATCGACAAGACTTTGTTTCTAGGATCATCTTTTGTCATATAAACAAATGTGATTACATTTGTTCCTGGCATATCACTGTCAGTAACATAATGTGCAGTCATAGATGCAACCCCAACCTCTTGGCCTTTGATGTAAAGTTTAGGAACTTTCCCGTTCAAATCAAAACTTACGTCTTCTTTGGTTAATGGTTTACCTAACACAGCTTGATTGAGTGCCTGTTCCCATTCCTCACATCCCTTTGAAGAAAAGTTAACAGTCACATTGCCACCTTCAACAAATTGTTTAGTAAAGTTTTGGTACACTATATCTTCATCTCTGTACTTTGGTAATGCCGCTTTGAGACCTAATCCATCAGCCGCCCATTTATCAACTAGGAGTTTCTTACCACCAATACCATCAGCATTAGAAGTTGTTACTACTGCTTCGGGATAAAGTTCCTTAATTCTATTCATCAAAGATTTATTCCTTGGACCGACAATAATAGTGTACCTTCCGTCTTCAACGTATTCCCGTAGTGTGCTATAAGATGTCAAATTCATCATCCCACTTTCTTTTCTTTGGTTGCCCACGATAGTTCATCCGATCATGTCGCTTGTTGTGACAGTCCTTGCATAATGTTCTTAGATTGTTTGGATCAAACGCTAACTCTGGATTTGTTTCTAACTCTTTGATGTGATCGACTTCCAGTATCGAATCATAATGTGTAGTCAGTCTGCCTTCTGCTTTACACCACAAGCATTCGTAGTGATCTCTCTCAAGTATCGCCTGCCTTAGATTTCTCCACTTAGTCGATCCATAAAACCTAGCACGATCCGCTTTGGTTTTTACAACAGGTATCATTGTTCTTTGGCTAACTGCTCAACGTAAACATTTACCAAGGCTCGCTGTACTTGTAAGATTCCATCTACTCCTAGCTGTGTAACATCGAGGTTCATACGTTCTTTTATAAATGTTGCGTTGACAGGTGCCTCAAGCGATCGCTTCATCATGTAATAGTTCAGCGCTGCAAGCTCGTCTACCTTCAGTCCATATGCCGTAATAACTTTCCAGAAAAGATCAGCAACAGCATCCATGTCCTTCTCTTCTCGTAACTGAGTTAGCATCTTGATGAAGTCGTCTTGTTTTTCTGGAACAGATTTCTTTTTATGGTCTTGCGGTTTCTTCATAATCAGCTCTCCTTACCCAAAATAAAAAGCCACTCGCAATGAGTGACTTATAAAACTCTCATATCAGATACGCGTCTGCCACAAGGGAATGAAAGTATTGACTTAAATTTAAAGCAACCTACACGAGCCCGACGTCCGCTCCTCCGCCCTTCCACAGCCTCAGTTGCTATATCACTGGCAAGGATTTGCACCTTGCATATCCAACATTTTCAAAATTAACTCGCCTCTCGTAAACAAGATACTTATTAGGGCAATGGAGTAGTTGGATTTATAAGTCATATGCGTCTACCTATTCCGCCACAGTGACACAAAAAGACAGCACTAGCGAATTTCAAAATGAGGTGTTTCACCTCGCTTCAAAAAATTGTGCTGTCTTTCGTATCCGTCAAAGAATTAAAGCGATGAGGGATTAGCCCCCTTTCGGTATTTGGATTAGTGTGAGTAGTCCAACAACCGGCTCTCCGTTTCTTCTACGCTATTACTATAACCTGTTTAAATCAAGAAATATACACAGGCTTTGAGGTCGCATTTTGTGGCAATGTCAAAATAAACTTAATTGATCTTGGTCTGCTGAATAGTAGTCCATTTCTTCTTGCTTCTTCAAGCGTTCCTCTCGCCGTGTCTCATACTCATCCACAAATGATAATGTCTTTCGAATCTCAGTATGCCGCTTTCTTATATAAGACACGCTGTAACCTGTAGCATCTGCTATATCATAAACATCCATGTCATCAATATATTTTAATTTTACAATCTGATTGTCTGCTCCGCTGAAGGAATCGATCAATTCCAATAGTTCAACTTTTTCTTTTTCAAGCAGCTCTAGTTCATTCTCTATAATCCTGATGTTTTCTTCCAACGATGATGATCTTGAATTCTTTTCAAGGCGCACGTTTGCTAAATCACCGTTGACCCATCGATCTAATTCCAACCTACTCTTGTTAAGATTCCATTTCATGAAGAGTATTTGTTCTTCTAAGTCTTGGTAGTTTTTAAGCCATTGAAATCTCACAAACGCCACCCCTTTATGGTAAAATAGTCTTGTCATAGGTCACTTACCCAAAAGGTAGTGGCTTTTTTTATATATCAAAATGTGAGCCATGTTGATGTTCTTCATCAATGATCAAACTCTTCAATGTCTTACCAAGGACCTTTTTATTTAATGTTCCATTTACCTTGGCTTTTTCTAGCAACTTGCGCTTCTTCTTTTTTACTTTCGATTTTCTCTTTGGCAATGGCTTGCTTCTCCTTTTCATCTAATTCTTTACCGAATATTACACTAGCAAATACTGTAGCAAAAAATGTTACGACTACCATTACTGCAATGTCCATCATTCATTCTCCACCCATTTAAAAACTTTCACTTTGTATATCGTTCGCGTGACTATACCTAACGGTGCAGGTGCTCTCCGTAGTGGTTCGACTTCAACAGAGTAGTTCAAGCTGCTATATTTATTTATTTTATCAACGAGTTCGTCTTCATAAACCTTTTCCAATTCATCAATTTTTACAAACATTCTTTCATCCTCCACTCTCAATCGCATCCCTAACGACCGGGTCACGATAAAGCATTTTGTATTTTAGTTCCTCCTGCTGCAGCTGCTGTTGTAACTGCTCAATCTGCTTCTGTTGGTCCACTATTGTATAGGATAGCCAACTCAAGCCAGTGATCGTTAGCAGTATTATGATGATTGAGTGGCTAGTTTTCATTGACTTCCTCCTGTTCATTAAATGTTTCAGTAACGAATTCAGCAAATTCTTTTAAATGCATAACTTTCTTGAAACAATTTATGTTATCGCACTGTTCCAGCCCTTGACTTTCAAGACTTTTCCGCCAAAAATCAGCGGTGTCTTTGTGAGACGTACTGATGAGTACGTAAATGGATATCACTAGCCCTGAATACTCATATAAGCGGCAATATCCCAATGTTATGTGTAAGTTTCCTCCTAATATGGCCTTGTCATATGCATCAAAATTATTTCTTTCGACTTCAACATACTCAATTTTTTTCTTGAATAATCCGAACATCTTATTCCTCCATTCATTTATCGCTGACGATTGCGGACTTACTTTTTCGTCGATTAGCCCATTCTTGCCTAATTTCAATATTCATTTCATCAAGCTTATTGACAATTTCCTTTAAGCATTTATCATCAAACATCGTTCCCCACGCAGGATTAAAAACATATTTTCTCCACGCCGGCCAAAAGCTGATATCTCCTAATAAAACATTGTTTTTGCTTAATACTCTTATAATTTTGGTTTTTCTTCCAGAAGGAACAAGCTCCTGAAAATCAAGGTATTTACTCATCCGATAACCTCACTTGCTTAATTTTGGACTTAACATCTTCATAAGATTCAAATACTTTAAACGTGCGATCGCCATCCAAGACGATATATGTCATACAACCGTATCTCTCTTCTTCAACAAATCGAATTTTTTCAACATTAATCAAAACATTACCGTCTCTTTCATCGCAAACTTCAATCATTGCTCTGCCTCCTCTATTTCATCGGATTACCAACTGATTCACCATCTACGTTATAGCCTGTATCTTGCTCTGCTTGCTTTGTCCATTCCCAAACTTT